TCGGCGTAGCTGCATTCGCTAGCGTAGCATCTAACCTATCGAAGGCGAGGCCTTCTATATGTAATACTACTAATGACAAGGTAGTAGATAGAGTTAAGGTAATCACCACCGATCCCCTACTTGCCTCTAATAGGAGAGGCTGTTATGTATATATACCCTTAGATGGGCCCCCGCCTGAGATAGGCGAGTGGTTAACTATACAAGGGAGAGTGGTGAATGATGAATTAAAGGGCACCTATCGTCGTAGCTATTTAGACTACGATAGTGGGGCCAACCCTAGGCTCAAGAAGCGTTTCATTGAGCTAAGAGAACCCTTACGGGAGACCGAACCTGGTTCTGGTTACTATGCTATAACTAACCTAAGCCTAAAAGTAGATGCGCTCGACGTGCGGGCCATCGACTATGCGTTACGGCACGGCGGTGTCGTATACGCCATCATCGAATGGGACGAGGCCATAGTTCATACTATGACCTTCGTGACCGAGGATGAGTTCAATGAGGCCATAAAACGTGCTAGATACAATAATCTCCCTTATACTAGGTAAGGGGCCCCCACCTATACCAGTGGGCCTATGCGATATAAGGCGCCATAATGGCTCCCTCGTAACGGCTAAGGCCTGGGTTAAGAGCACTACATACTCTAACCCTCTACTACCCGACCATGCCTACGCCCTCCTATACGAGGGTGCGGGCACTAGCAGGTGCAGTATACTTATCCTGGCTAGAGGAGTACGCAGCGGTAGGTTTATAGAAGTAACGGGTAACGTTAGTAACGGCACGTTAAATAACGTTACCTTTAAAACATTACCTTAGGGTAAGTCTTATGACAATCGTATTAGGAGCGCTGGCCCTCATAGTATCTCTGATACCATATCTGAGTATCGAGATTCTGTTGATGGCGCTTATGCCGCTTATTAGCGGCGATAACGCGATGGGCGTATTAGCTATAGTGATAATTGGCACTATCACCAGTGAGGCCCGCATGAGTAACCCGGCCTTCACTGGTATGAGGGTAGTTACCGCCACTAGCGGATATGACGCAGCAGCTTCGCTGCTAATACGAATCACCAGCCTAATTGGTGGCATAGTAGCCAGTCTAGGCATAGTAGTCATGGACCAATACCTCGGTGTATCTCATATGTGGATAACGCCATTAATGATGGTCATCTTCATATTAGTGCAGTGCTGGGGCCGCGCCGAGATGATAGGTCTAGCCGTGATAACGGCTATCTTCCTATGGTTCCTGCATAGTCAGCCCCACGCTACTACCATCCTGGGTATGGGGGGCTACGTTATGGCCAGCCTAATACGCCCCGCTAGACGTAAGACTGAGGACTGTGAGACCAGCAATGCGCTGGGCATCGCTATATCACTAGGACCATTCCTGGCTATTGGGTTACCTGTAGCCGCAGCCGCCCCCGATGGTAAGACTGAATCCTATCTCGAAGCGGTAGTGCGGGGCATATCATTGGGACTAGTCATGTTAGGTAATAGTAGTGGGCGAGATGCCATGAGTTCCTATCTGGCCCTAACGGATGTAGACCAGTTGAATTGGCCCGCCTTCGTCGGCGTAGTAGTATTACTGACGCCCCTATTCTTATCAGCCTATTGGCTGACCATCTGGATGATAAGGAGTCCTATGTGGCAACGCTGGTTACACGCCGGCCCCACTCGCCTTATCAATCTAGGTGTAACGGCGGCCGCGCTGGTCGTGTTGATGGCATCGGCTCACGTTAGTATTCTATTCCTACCGGGGGCCGTATGTCTAGGACTGATGTATATGGTAGGGGAGTTATCAGGGATAGATAAGATGCTACCCTTCCCCATACTAATAGTCATCAGTTATATAAGCCAATGGGTCTCCTAGTGCCCCCTGTAGAATTATTTGATCGTGATTCTTAATTTATTGGTTATCAGCTATCAGTTATCAGTAAACAATCATTAATAGAGGTAAAACAATGATAAATGAAAAAATGCTAATGGGTCGTGATGATTTATTAGAAGAGTCAAGAAAAACACAAAAAGTTAGAATAGCGTGGCGTCATTCCAAGCTTGAACTGGCAGAATATGCAGATCGTGAAAAAGAATTATCTGGACACGGAAAATGGTTTGATTATAGCGAAATAGCTATTCTTGAAGCTTGGGTTCGTAAAATGAATAAGGAACTTGACGACATATTCTATTATCTTCAATTCGACTACGGCCTAATCGGCGGCACTGGGTGTACCCATCCATTAACCACACCATGGGAGAGCTATATGAAGCCTATAGAATTAGACGCGCGTCACGTAGCGTATCTATCACTGTTCATGTTCGCGGTGATCGTGCTGGTCATCACGCATAGTGTGGCGGTATTACTAATCGTAGCATTCCTGGCCCGCGCGCTCTATCTATCGAGCTCCAAGCGGAGCAATGCGCGTATCATACTATCACCTAATGGTGTAGAGAGTCGAGTAGGCGGGAAGAGCTACTGGAAGATAGGGGAGGTAGGAAATGTCTAGCTACCCCATTCATCTATATAGTCTAGCCATTAAGCCGCGATATAAAGAACTAGTAGTTCTTGTATCCAAGGCATGTCTGGAGATGAAGAAGGCCCCCGCAGGGGGGACCAGCCGTCAAGTATGGCCATACTACGGAGCCCGCCGCGGAGAAGAGTGGCCGCAGCATTAAGAGACCCCAGGTCCCGCCTTATCAATTAACCAACTAACGAGGTAATATGAAGCTCAGAATCAAATTGACACGTAGCAACAAGACCCAACAAGTAACACTTACTACTAGTCCTAAGAATGGCAACACGGTGCTAACTGGCACCGTGGTGGAAGCCTCTGATTATCAATTGAACGTGAATGGTAACCTCGTTGATGTCAGTGAGTTAGCCATTGGGCTGACTGTTAATCTAGTATTCAGACCACAAGATACTGATACTATAGCCAAGCACGTAGCTGATGGTTACCGTATCCATGGAAATGGCAGTCCATTCATCACGATGGTGATTGAATGTCAAACTAAGAAGCCCGCAGCCGGGGGCAATATAATCATCATGGGGGACGACATTGCGTCAATTGACTATGAAGCATGGAATGACGATACCTTCGTGAATGAGGACGAGTTAGATATGCTCTTCAATAAGAAGGCAGAAACTAAGGGAGCAAGTGGAGCAGCGCGTGAAGCAAGTGCTCCTACTTCAGGTGCTCCCAACTGTTTCAACCGTAAGGTAACTCTCCAAGAGAGACACTAATAGAGAGCTAGAGTATAAATTACACGGCCCGCCGAGGGGAAGAGTGACCCTCTACTAGGTAGAGGGTCACCCCATCAAATAATTAAGTAGGACTGCCATGAAACCAAGAATGAAACTAAGAATCAAATTAACCCGTTCGAGTGAAACCAAACAAGTTACATTTACGACTAACCGCAGCAACGTATTAACTGGAACTTGCGTTGGAGCACAAGACTATTACTTGGAGTTAGCAAACGGCCGTTCTATCGATATCAGTGAGCTGGCCATTGGTATGATTGTCAACCTAGTGTTCCCGCATAGCAATTATATAGCCAAGAGCGTAGCCGATGGCTACAAGATGTATGGAGATGATAACCCATTCATCACGATGGTGATTGAATGTAAAATCAAAGAACCCACGGCTGAGGATAATATCATAATCATGGAGGACGACATTGACTCCGTTTATTATGAGGCCTGTAGTAGTGATGACACCCTCATTCACGAGGGAGATATAAATGTGCTCTTCCAAAAGGTGACCATGTAACTCACCAGTGTTAATAGAGAGTTAGAGTAGCCTAGCTATAAATTACACGGCCCGCGGCTACTAGCGGGCCAACCCCGCCCATAGCAGAGGGCGTGTAATACATTGAGTAAATTAAACACAGCACTAGAGGTAATAGCAGAATGGTTAGAGGAGTATGGCCCCGCCCATCTCCCCATTCTAATGCGATACGCCTTACTAGAGAGATACACATTAACGAAGGCCCGAGAGATGGGCCACGATATTAATATATGTACAACAGCGTTCAAGAGCCTATGGATAGAGGCCAATGATGAGGAGGTGCAGATCGCGATATTACTGAGGAGGTATCTAGAGGGAGGAGGAAGAGTAGAATACTTCCGAGAGAGGCCCGAGTTAATAGAGGCGATGGGCTACTTCATGGCCCTAGGGGACCACGAGTTTTACAGAGGACTAGACAATAAGACAATAAATGTGGCTAGAGAGAGAGCCGCGCGGGCAAGCAGTACTAGACTAAACAAATCATATGCAAACTAAATACACAATACGAGCAAAGGATGGTAGGTACCTCTCTCCCATTACTAGAGAGGAAGCAGAGGAGTTACTGAAGAGCGGTCTAATTAAGAAGGATAGCGAGGACGGGTACATAATGGTAGCAGACAGCGCGTTTGCCGTCAGTCAGTACGTGATGTACTGTTGTCAGGACTTATGTGATGATTTAATAAATAATAATAAGACAACAGCTACCGCCGAACAGCCCCGCTCCTTATAAGTAAACAGCCCCTATAAGGGATAGAGCCGAGAGGTAGAGGGGCCCGTCGTAATTGTGAGTACAGCCTCATAGCAACAGCGTCACACGTAGGCGGCCTGCTCCCTCCTGAAGATATCAAGTAGGGGATCGATAGTAGATCTAAGGCCAGCCATGAGATGGCGAGCTGCATTAGTGGGTAGGCCCCGCCACCAGCGTTGCACCTTCTCCTGAGCCCAATCGAGGCCCAATCGCGTCATAGTGCACTGTAGTGTGCGCTCAAGCAGGCGGGTGAACTGAGCGAGGGGGCGTATATCACCACTATCGGTACCGTAGTGTGCTACCCACTGAGAGGGGTCAGCGATAACCTCAGGATTCTGAGTAGCGTGGGCCAGGAGCTTATTCTCGATGGGGCTCACGTACCAGAGATTACCATAGTCGTTGTTAGAGGTATCACCATCCAGGTGATGTACTTCCATGAGGCCCGCGCGGCAGACCTCACCGCGGCGTTCCCGTCTCCAACCAGCGGCGGGCCGTCTATCAGTGTAGAGGACTATCTGGTGAACATATACCAATTCCTTACGGACGTTAGTGCAGTGGAACGCGAAGAAGCGACACTGCTCGAGATAGTCGAATAGCCGCTTATTCTCCTTAGCGAGAACGTACTGGTAGCCACTGGCATTGGTATGAATAGTGGCAGCCGCGAGATAACGGCGGGCCCCA